TGAAAAGTCTGCAAAGCGAAAAGGAAAGGAACACCTGGGCAGTGGTTTTGGCGGTCATTTTCGGGCCGTTCAGGGTTTTAAATACATCGGTAGGGGTGTAACCCTATGATGCAAATAAAAACCGTAATTCAGCCAATAGACCGGGCATCGTGCTTTGATGCACTTGTAAATTGTCTGCAGGTTGATGGCTGGAAACTTAAAACAAGAAAAATCATAAATACTCCGGGCGAACTGTCAGAAGCATTCAATGTTTCTATGGTTCGCCTTTTGTATGCTGAACTGGAACGGCACGATCCGCCGTATCCGGAAGAAGTAACTATATAACAGAAAGGTGGTGTTACAGGATGGCAAGAAAAAGAAAGCTCCAGGATAGGCAAAAGAAATTCGCTGACGAGTATTTGATTGACCTGAATGTAACACAGGCCGCAATAAGAGCCGGGTATACAGAGAACTATGCCCACACAAATGCTTCAAAGCTGTTACAGAATCCACTTGTAGCAGAATATATCCAAAAAAGGCAACAGGACAGGATAGAACGAACCGAAATCACACAGGATATGGTGCTGAAAGAACTTGCAATTATTGCTTTCTCCAATGCCACTGATTATGTGAAAGTTGTTGAAAAGGAAGCAATCGTTGAAACAATGGACGGTGGACAGGTTCCGGTTCTCGATAAAAATGGTAATCCTGTTATGTATAAAACAGTTGAGCCGGTTCTGACATCTGAACTGACAGAGGACCAGCGAAAAGCCTTGAACATTATCAAAAGGGGCCGTGATGGCTTTGAGGTCAAACCATACGATAAGGTCAGGGCGTTGGAACTGCTGGGTAAACACCTGGGTATGTTCACTGAAAAGGTTGATGTGAGTGGTGAAATAGCTATTCCTGTATTTGGGGGTGAAGATGCCCTTGAAGATTGATGTATTAGGCACAAAATACACGCTGAAACGTGTAAACAGGGGCCAGGATGCCTATATGGATAAAATGGGCTTTGCCGGTTATTGTGATAATAACAAAAAATATATTGCTATTCTAAACTTAAAGTCATTGCCTGATTGGGCAGACGAACCGGAACAGTCTATTGTTCGCCAGGAAAAAGAAACTATCAGGCACGAACTGATCCACGCTTTCCTTAATGAAAGTGGGTTGAGTTGGTCTTCCCTGGGAATTGAAAACGCCTGGGCAAAAAACGAAGAAATGGTGGATTGGTTCGCTATTCAAATGCCGAAGCTACTGAAAGCATTTAAGGAAGCCGACTGTATATGAAGGCTAACTATAAAAAATATTATCTACCTGATATTGTTGGTAGAGGTTATAAGCAATATTGGAACTTCAAAGGCAGATATAGGGTAAATAAAGGCAGCCGTGCATCGAAAAAATCGAAAACAACGGCTCTGTGGTTTATTTACCATATGATGAAACATTCACGGGCAAATACCCTGGTTATCCGTAAAACTTACAGAACATTAAAGGACAGCTGCTTTGCCGAATTGAAATGGGCTGTAAGGCGTTTGGGCGTTGAACACCTATGGCAGTTCAAAGAAAGTCCGTTGGAAGCAACCTATAAGCCAACCGGACAAAAGATATACTTCAGGGGCCTTGATGATCCACTGAAAGTGACATCCATTACTGTTGAAATCGGTGTTCTTTGCTGGGCGTGGATTGAAGAAGCCTATGAAATCAACAAAGAAGAAGATTTCGATATCATAGACGAATCCATCCGTGGTGAAGTGCCAGAAGGACTGTGGAAACAAATCACCCTGACATTTAACCCGTGGAATGAACGCCACTGGATTAAACACAGATTTTTTGATGATCTGATAGGCTACGATGAAGACGGCAGACCAAAATACAGGGAAAGAAAAAACCCTGTGTCTGATGACGGTGAAATTCTCGCAATTACAACAAACTATATGTGTAATGAATGGCTGGATAAAGCCGACCTTGCTGTTTTTGAGAGAATGCGAAAAAATAACCCTCGCCGCTATTCCGTTGCCGGTCTTGGTAATTGGGGTATTATTGACGGCCTTGTATATGAAAACTGGCGTGAAGAACGATTCGATTATACAAGCGATGAATTCAAGAGAGAACATCCAGGGCTTATTTCTGTGTTCGGTCTTGACTTTGGTTATACAAATGACCCGTCTTCCCTGTTTTGTGGCTTATTGGATAAAAGCAATAAAAAGCTATATGTCTTTGACGAAATGTATGAAAAAGGCATGAGCAATAAAAAGATTTTTGATACAATCACAGCTTTAGGCTACAAAAAAGAAAAGATTACAGCTGATAGTGCTGAACCGAAATCCATTGACGAACTGAAAGGCTATGGTTTAAGGGTAAAGGCTGCTGTCAAAGGTAAGGACAGCATTAAAAACGGTGTCCAGTGGATACAGGATTTAGAGATTATCATTCATCCTCAGTGTGTAAATTTTCTTACTGAAATATCAAACTACACCTGGAAAAAAGATAAGTTTGGCAAAAAGCTAAACGAACCGGAAGATGATAGTAACCACCTGATGGATGCTATGCGCTATGCCCTTGAAAAGCATATCAGAAATAAAGAATGGCTTGTATAGCAAGTTAAAGTGTGGAGTAAAGCGGAGTAAAACCGAGTAAATCCCCACTTTTAATGCCGTTTTTTGAAATCATTTCGCAAAAATGACACTTTATAACTCAAAAAATCAATTTTTACCATCAAAAATGCAAAGTATACTTGTAATTCTTGCAAGTTACCAGCAAGTAAAAAAACAGCATTCCTCGCCAGCCTGCACAGGAGCCGGCAACTCATAATGTCGTCAACCTCCTACGGTCACACTCGGTGGTCGTCGCTCCTGGTGGGCTGTTTTAATATATTTACTCTATCAAACGAAAGGGAACACAAATGCTTACACTGGCAGAAATTAAAAAATTCATTGATGCGGACAGAAGCTCTACAAAAAAGAAGCTCGCAAGAATAGGCCAGCGCTATTATGACGGTGACCACGATATAAAAGACTATAAACTTTTCTACTATGACGATGACGATAACCTGGTAGAAGATAAATACCGCAGCAATATCAAAATTTCACACCCATTTTTCAAAGAGCTTGCAGAACAGCTTACATCCTATATGTTCTCCGGCCTTGATAATCCAATCAGGGCAAAACAAGGAATGGAAAACAGCCAGGAACTGCAAAAGCATCTTGATACATACTTTGACGATGAATTTTGGGCTGAAGCCAGCGACCTTGTATTAGGCGCTCACAACAAAGGCTTTGAATATCTGTATGCGTATATAAATGCTGAAAACAGACTGGCTTTTATGTGTGCTGACAGCCTGGGCGTTGTTGAAGTTGAAGCAAAACTGGCCAGCGACAAACAGAACCATGTTCTTTACTCATATATTGACCGCATCACATCAGACGGCAATAAAGTTAAAAAGATTGAAGACTGGACAGCACAGGGCATCAGCTACTATGTACAGGTTGATGATGGCAAAATCCAGGATGACGAAGAAGTCCGGATTAATCCTCGTCCTCATGTTGTTTATACAGTTCGTAAAACTGGCAAGATGAAGGGCAGGTCATTTGGATATATTCCGTTTTGGAGATTGGACAATAATCAGAAGCAGATCAGTGCAATCAAACCAATTAAAAATCTGATTGACGACTACGACCTGCACAGCTGTTCTCTTTCCAATAACCTGAAAGACTTTGATATGCCGTTGTATTTTGTGCGTGGTTACGGCGGCGATAACCTTGATAAGCTCCAGCGCAATTTGAGAACAAAGAAAATTGTCAGTGCTGACGATGATGGCGGTATTGATGTAAACACTGTTGATATTCCATACCAGGCACGAAAAGAAAAACTCGAAATTGACGAAAAAGCAATCTATCGTTTCGGCTTTGGCCTTAATACCGCAGGGCTTAAAGATACAGCGGCAACAACAAATATCGCTATTAAATCAGCCTATTCCCTGCTTGACATGAAAGCCAACAAAATGGAACTGAACCTGCGCCGACTGTTGAAAGATATTATCAAAGTTGTACTGGATGAAATCAATGCAGCCAATAAAACCAATTATCAGCTGACAGACATTGAATTCGACTTCCAGCGCAATATCATGGTAAACGAACAGGAAAACGCACAGACAGAAAAAACAAAGGCTGAAACAAAACAGATTGAAACAACCACAATTATGAATGTTGCTTCCACCCTGGATGATGAAACAGTGGTAAAAGCCATTTGTGATGTTTTGGATATGGACTATGACGAAATCAAGGACAAACTGCCAAAATCACCGGAAGATGAGCTGGCCGCTGTCAAAGATGCACTTAATGGGGCATTGATTGATGAAGAAGTAGGAAAAGGAAATCCTGCAGGACAGGCTTGATTCGGAAGAAAAGCTGTTAAAGGAACTGGAAAAGGTTTTTGAAAAAGCGGCGAAAGATTGTGCCGACAAAATAGCGGCATTATCGGCTCGCACTGACCTTGAAAATCTTCAAAGTATCATTTACCAGGAACAATATCAAAAGGCACTGAAAGCCGAAATTGACGGCATCCTGAGCCTTTTACATAGCCAGGAATTCAAGTCGATTTCAGAATACCTTACAGTTTGCTATCAGAATGGTTTTATCGGCACAATGTATTCACTGCACAAACAGGGTATTCCTCTTATCTTCCCTATTGATCAGAAAGCCGTTGTCCAGGCTGTTCAGCTGGACAGTAAAATCAGCACTGGTTTATATATGCACCTGGGCGAAAGTGTTTCTGAAATGAAAAAGAATATCAGAGCCGAAGTTTCCCGAGGTGTTGCCAGTAATCAGAGTTATAATCAGATTGCACAGAATATCGCAAAAGGAATGAACACACCTTTTACAAAAGCCCTGTTTTATGCCACACGAATTGCCAGGACAGAGGGCGGCAGAATTGCCAATACTTCTGCTATGGATGCTTGCTACAAAGCAAGGGATATGGGCGTAGATGCAAAAAAACAGTGGGATGCTACTCTTGACCACGATACTCGCCGTTCACATCGAAAAGTTGACGGTGAAGTTCGTGAGCTTGATGAACCATTCTCTAATGGCCTGATGTTTCCTTGTGATCCGTCCGGAGCCGCTGCCGAAGTTATTAATTGCCGATGCGCTCTCTTGCAAACATCAAAGTGGGATTTAGACGAAGAAGAGCTGGAACACTTAAAAGAGCGTGCCGCATATTTTGGTCTTGATAAAACTGAATACTTTGAAGAATTTAAACAGAAATACTTACAGGCTTCTGATTCTGTTGAGTGGTTTGAAATGGTTAATTATAAAGGTGCCGCTGATGTAAAAACCATAAAAAGTCTTGAAAACAGCCTGGCTAAAATGCCTGTAAGCCATAGAACTTTGGCAGAAACAGTGATAGATACTATCGAAATTGACGATAACCCTATACAAAGTGGTTATAGTGCAAAATTGAAGAAAATTATCTACACTACTGCATCAAACGACCCGGATGTAATTATTCACGAATACGCTCACGCTCTCGCCTATGCGAAAGGCATTGAAAATGACAAAAAATTCATAAGTATTCGTGCGAAAGGTCTTGAAAATCTCACTATCGCCGATGTAATATATGATACAGAAAACTTTGCAAAGGAAATTTACAGAGTTGAAAGCGACAAATTCATAAGTATGTATCAGGGCAGACTTTATGAAGAACAAGGTTTTTATAGTGGTCAGGGATTAGACTTTAGTGCTATGTTAGATTATTTCTCCGAGGGATATAAGGAATATATCGTAAATCCGGAAAACCTGAAAAAGCACGACCCTGATTTATTTGATTATATCGAGGGTATCGTATGACAAAACAGGAAATCTTAAAATTACAAAAGCGCAGTGAAATTATGAAGGCTTTATCCGAAAACAGGGATATTTGGGATAAAGAACTTTCAGACCACTTAATCAAGGTAACAAAAAAAGAAAACAAAAAATTATATGGGGATGAAGATTTTCTCGACGACCCAATTCAACTTAAAGCACCTTAACCGGGTGCTTTTTTTGTGGGCCAATAGCTCACAGGAAAGGAAAAGCGATGTTTAAAGGAACAACACCAACGCATATATTCTCAATACCGTTTCATGTGCAAATGGTAAAAAAGGTTTTGGTGGTTTACTCGCAGAACGGAACTGAAATCCTGCGAAAACAAAAAGAAGATTGCATTTTGGAAGAAAACACAATCAGCATCCCTTTGACACAGGAAGAAACATTTAAGTTCGACCACAAATGCAATGTACAAGTTCAAATAAGAGTGCTGACAACAGAGGATATTGCTTACGCTTCGCCTATCTTCGTCAAGTCAGCAAAACAGTGTTTAAGTAAAGAGGTGATCTGATTATGAAAAATTGTATGTTTAATGTCCGCTTTGCCGAAATGGTTCGTGGTGCTTCCGCTTATGAAGTAGCACTGCGAAATGGTTTTGACGGTACAGAAGAAGAATGGCTTGAATTCCTGAACGCCACAATTACAGGTGCAACGGCATCAGTTGATAACAGCACCGGTATTCCTTCTGCAACTGTTACACCGGGCGGCACACCTAAAGCGAGAACCTTCCACTTTGATTTTCATAATATCAAAGGCGATAAGGGCGAAAAAGGCGATACCGGTGAACCATTCACTTACAGTGACTTTACACCCGAACAGCTTGAAGCTTTAAAAGTAAAAGGCGATAAAGGTGATAACGGAATTTCAGTAACACACAGCTGGAATGGCACAATCTTGACTGTGACTTCTGCAAGTGGTACTTCTTCCAAAAACCTAAAAGGTGACAAGGGTGATAAAGGCGATAAGGGTGACAGGGGCAGTCAGGGTATTCAGGGTATTCAGGGCGTTCAAGGTAAAAAAGGCGATAAAGGTGATAAGGGTGATACTTTCACTTATGACGATTTTACTGAAGCACAGCTTACTGAAATTATCGCAAATGTCGCAAAAAGAATCGAGGCAGTCAGTTGCCTTAACACTGTAATTTTAGGATAGAAAGGAAAATAATTATGTCTTACGAAAAACAGAATTTTACAGCCGGTCAGGTTCTCAAAGCTGAACATCTGAACCACATGGAAGAATATTTTTCCAAATGTCCACAGGCTTATTCAGAAGAAGCTGTTGTTGAAATATTACCTTCAATCGTTATGAAAGCGGATGAAGAAGGTATGATGCTTATTTCAAAACAGATAAATGTGATTGCGGGTGAAACTTACACAGTCAAATGGAATGGTACAGAATACACTTGCACAGCAAGGGCTGTTGAAGGTGTTCCATATTACATTCTTGGTGATGCAGCTGCGGCAGGGTTGGAAGGCGTTGAAAGCACTGGTGAACCTTTTGTGGTGCTTTGCATGACAGAATTAGTGGATGGTATGTATGGCGCAGCAATGTCACTTGAAGGTTTAGCCTATGCTTCACTTTCTATCTTTGGTAAAAGTGAAGTTGTTGAACCTATTGATGATAAATACATCAATTCACTTTGGTTGCCTAAAACCAAAAAAGTTGAAAGCGAAAGATATAGAACTACTTTCACACCAACAGACACAAGTGGGTACTTTTTGAATTATAGACATATGACATATTTCAATTTGGAATTGTGGGCTTTCATCAAAGCAAAAATTATTTTTGATGGTGTAGAATATATAGCATCACCTACTGTTAGTTAT